AAACGAGAAAATGCATCCATACTTGTTTTGGCGGTCCAACAATTGCTTTATCCGCTCCTTATCTTTGCTATAACCGCTTCTAGGGCGGCGTTCCAATATTCCGACCGCACGGCATCGTAGCGACCGTCTGGATTATTGCACCAGCACTTAATTGGCAATTTTTCAGAGTTTATTACTTTCATTGTCTTTTCTTCCTTTGGTTAGGGTTGCCAGCCGGGGCAGTTTCAGCAATCGACACCCCGGTTGGCTAAGGCTGCTACGTCACCCCGGGCAAGCGAGGGCGATTAGCTTTTCCATTACGGCCTCACCACTTCTATGAAGCGTTCGTGTCCATAAGCGCCTTTCGTGCCCTCAATTATCTCAGCCAGCGTGTATGACTTTTTTAACTTGTGCCGTGACATAAAAGAGTTATTCCCGTACTGACAGGCACCTGTTATCATGCGATAAATAAAGGCCCATTCTTTTGGCGTTTTCACCGTATCAAGGGGCATATTTTTGTACTCTGAAACGTCCCGGCTCCCTGTTTTAAAAGCCAGTTCTTCAAGCACTTCCTTTATGGTCTCGCCGTGCGCGTTTTTCCCGTCCTGTGAAGCAACATAAAACTTATCGCCTTTAAATTCTCCGTCCGTAATTTCTGTACGGCGGCAACGATGTATGGTTGCTGATCCGCGTTGCTTTCTCACCAAGATTATAGACGGCTCACCGTCAATCACCTCAAATTCGCAACCAAACAAATTCCCGGTGTAATAGATTTCCTCAACCTGTTGCAGATTCGGAGCGTTGAAGTCATGCCCGAAGTCTTCGAGGTAGAGGTGGCCTGTCTGTTGCAGGTTCGGAGCGTTGAAGTCATGCCCGAAGTCTTCGATGTAGAGGTGGCCTGTCTGTTGCAGGTTCGGAGCGTTGAAGTCATGCCCGAAGCCTCTGAGTTCAAGGTGGCCTGTTTGTTGCAGGTTCGGAGCGTTGAAGTCATGCCCGAAGCCTCTGAGGTCAAGGTAGCCTGTTTGTTGCAGGTTCGGAGCGTTGAAGTCATGCCCGAAGCCTTCGAGGTCAAGGCAGCCTGTTTGTTGAAGGTTCGGAGCGTGGAAGTCATGCCCGAAGCCTTCGAGGTCAAGGTGGCCTGTTTGTTGCAGGTTCGGAGCGTGGAAGTCATGCCCGAAGCCTTCGAGGTCAAGGTGGCCTGTTTGTTGCAGGTTCGGAGCGTTGAAGTCATGCCCGAAGCCTCTGAGGTCAAGGTTGCCTGTTTGTTGCAGGTTCGGAGCGTTGAAGTCATGCCCGAAGTCTTCGAGGTAGATGTCGCCTGTCTGTTGCAGGTTCGGAGCGTTGAAGTCATGCCCGAAGTCTTCGAGGTCGAGGTCGCCTGTCTGTTGCAGGTTCGGAGCGTTGAAGTCATGCTCGAAGCCTACGAGGTCGAGGGGGCCATGAACAATAACAAACCCGTCAACAGTTATTGTGTAATCAATCCCTCGCTCGTCACAGAATGTTTCTATAAATGTCTTGTTCATCTAAATCCTTTCCGCGTTGTATTGGCTCAAAATCTCGTTACATCTGTCATAAGTCGCTTGCACATCATCCAGCTTGGCGTTAATGCGCTCGGCGGTTTCGAGTAATTCCAAAAATCGGCAGTCCGTAAAAGGTAAAAAGCCACGACACCAGCAATCCTGCGGCGGCGTTTGTTTTTGATTCCAAAAAAGACATGCCCCGGCTTTGTTTGCTCATTTCTGTTGCTCTTCACATAAATATTTATCGACGTTCATCAAATGGGGCCTGAACTCGACTGCCCATACCCACGGGATCGCGGCCGTACAGCCTCCCATGGCGACGATCAGAAGCAGGCCGCAAAAGCCAATCGCTTTATGAATTGTCTTCATTTTTGATCCTCTCGTAAACCAGTCTCTTTTTGAATGCTTCTATGGCAAGCTGTTTTGTCCTGACGTTATAGCGGTCAAGAATCGCCGTTTTGCCAGGAACGGTGTGACCGGATATCGCAGCAACCTGAATTTCGCTGCAAGACGCCTCAAAGAATCCGGTAATTCCGGTATGGCGGGTATTCTGAAATGTCAGCCTGGACCATTCCGGCTTGTTTTTTGCCGCTTCGCGCCGGATTTTTTGAAAGACTGTCGCCAAACCGTCCGGCGTATAATGGCCGCCGCTTTTGTTGCATAGCAGCGCCGTTGATTCAGGGTACTTTTCAAGCTGGCCGGCCAGTCTTGCCTTGATGTGCGGAACCATATCGACAGGAAGATATACATCTATGCCGGTCTTGGACTGGGTAAGAGTTATTGCCCCGTCGCTGTACTGGTCCTTTGTCAACGCCAGCAAGTCGCCGTTACGCTGCGCGCACCATTCATTGATTATTATGGCCGTGCCGATAGAGAAATAACCCATGGCGTCGGCTGTCGCCGCTATTCCTGTAATTGCTTCATGCGGCCAGATCTCGCCCTTTTTCGCTTTGTGAGAAATTCCGGGATTGCGAAACGGATTGTTTTTAACAAGTCCTTTTCTGATCCCAAACTCAAACAACAGCCGCGCGGTTCTGATTACCGAGCCTGCCTTGGCAGGCGTCCGGGCCATAGCTTCTTTGATTTCCTCGCAGTTCGCAACAGAAACGCTCCGCGCCTGTTTGTCGCCGATCAGACCTTTTAAAATTTTAAAGTTGTAATCGTAGCCGTGGCGCGTTTTCTCTCTAAGATTGTTTCTGTAGTGATAAGAATTTTTATACGAATCGATCAACGCCTCTACGGTCCCGGCCTTGGCTCGCACAGGGTCGACGCGATTGCCTTTTCTCCATGCGTCAAGCTGGCGGTTATATTCTTTGGCCTCCTCGATCGCTTCGTTTTCGTCATCGGATAATCGCTGCAAATCCCAGCCTTGTGCTCTCAGGCTGGCTGTGGGCTGCCAGTAACGCGCGCGGACTTCTCCACGCGCGTTGCGACGAACTGTGTAAAAGCGAATGTCAATTATTGCCATTAGCCGCTTTTCCTTTTTTTGTCTGCTTCTGCTCAACGTCCGGCGTTTTTTCAATTACGAGCGGTAAAAAAGAGTCCAGGGCCTCTGCAATTTTCCGCCCGATATATGCATCAAGCGTATTCATAAATTCAGGGGCTTCTATGGCTCCTGTTCCCGGCCGGGCGTTGTCAAAAAACAATGTGACGTCGTTCAGCAGGCATTCTCTGGCTAAATACAGTTCTTTTTCCAGATCAATGTTGTCTTTATTTTTCTGTTCCTTTTCAGACATGGCGGTTTACTCCATTTCCGTGATATTAAGGGTGCCGGCGGAGCTTGCCTTGATAGCGGCAATATACTTCGCTCCCTTCGGCTTTTTCAAATACTCGACCTGTCCGGCCGGAAGCGGCATGTGCGAGGTGGTGGCCGCGATCGTGCTCTCCTCGCCGAACCGGATATGACAGTCCTGCGTCGGGTATAGCCTTAAAACTTCGGTGTCGCTGTCCAGCTCGGATGAGTTGACTGCGGAAGCGTCAAAGCTGATCTGGTGATTGCTCTGGCTAACTCCGTCGTCGATCGGGGCCATGGCCTGAATAGGCTGTTTGTTGTCGTCTGATGGTAATATAGGCATTGATGACTCCCTTTTTTAAATGGTTGGTTTGTCGAGGCGATCGGCGATCGCTTCCATATGCGCGCAAAGGACCGGGGCGCATGGCCGGTATGCCTGGGCTGATCCGCGAAGTTTTGCGGTCAGTTCTTTCGGCGGCATTCTGTTAAGGTGAACGGTTTCGGCGTAAACTATCGCGTCAATAATCGCCTGTTGCTCTCGGGGCAAGGCCGCTTTCCGGCGAAGGGCGTAGTCGCGCATCTGTTCGGCTAAAAAGGTGACTTCGCCAGTCATGCCGGCAGCTCCATTCTTTCAAACGGCACATATTTATCCATGCCATCAATGCGAACTTTGGCATTCCTGGGCGGTCCGTCCGGCGGATAGCAAATATGCAAAAAATCAGCGTCAACAAAACCTTTTCGAGTGCGTACCTTTACCGGGTGTCGTTGCCATGATGGCAGTTTTTCAACTTCCTCTCTAGTTATAACCCCATCTCCCTGGCTCGTTGTAAAATCATCCCTCTTTCGGCCGCCGGATCGTGCGCGCCGCTTTCGTCTTCCGGATATTTGCCGGAAAGGTCCGGGTCTATAAAGCCGTCCAGCCACAGATCAACAGCCTTTTCGTCATAGCGCGGCCGGCCAGGTATCGGCACCGGAAGCGGAAATCCGTCCTCCTCAAGCTCGCGCCGGCGGGCGACAAAAGTATCCTGGCTCATGCCCAGTTTTCGCGCTACTTCCTTCATAAAAATAAGCTTTCTCATGCGTAACCTTACTCCTTCGCCAGGGATTCGGCGGGATAAACCTGAAAATTGTTGTCGTTTACTGTAAGGGCCTGCAGCGCGCCCCATTGTAAATCGTCAAGAGGATGCTCGGTTACAGCGACGTGCCGGCACCTGTAATTGCCCAGAAACGGGGGCACGATCTCAAGCATCGCGCCGCGCCTCATAGCGTCCACCTTATCCAGTCGAAAATAAAAAGGCCGAACACCAGGCCCATTGGCAGAGCCATAATGACCTGGGCAATAACCTGGTGTCCGGAAGTGGCATTCTCTCTCTCTTCCAGAGGGAATCTCCACTGGCGCGCCAGATGGCGGCGCAGCCGGTGAATTCGTTTAAAACGCGCTATTTTTTTCAGGGCGTTATCAGGGAAAAAACTGTAAAACATAGGTAAAGCTCCGTAATGTTACGGATGTAAATATGCCGGAGCGAAATATTGACGTCAATACAAAAAATACCGTTGCGGATATACACATTATTCCGGTTTGAAATGATTATAAGGTTATGTCTAAAAATTATATTAAGGAAATGCGCAAAAAAAGAGGGCTTACGCAGGAGCAGCTGGCCGAATTAATGGATGTTGGACAAGGAACTATTGCCCGACACGAACGCGGCGAAAGAAAAATGAAATGGGAATCAACATCGTCAGCGGCGTTCTTTCGCGCGATCATGTCCACATGTTCGTGGAAATTCCGCCGCACATTGCGGTGAGCCAGTTTGTGCAGCGCGCCAAGGGACGTTCGTCACGCAGGGTGCAACAGGAATTTCCGGAGCTACGCAAGAAATACTGGGGCAGGCGGTTCTGGGCGCGCGGATATTTCTGCACGACAAGCGGCAATATAACGGATGACATCATCCTGAATTATCTGGAAAATCATGAGAAGCCGCACTGATACCGCTTCCAGCGTCCTCAGAACCTACCGGCCTCCGGCCGGTAGTGGTTCAGTTTTTATTTTCCTTTCGTGGCTTCGTGGCTTCGTGGTTATTGTCTGTAGCGTCGCGATCGTCTTTGATGAAGGCTTTCAAGCCACGCAAGGCAAATTCCTGTTCCGGCTCCGATAGTTGATTTAGATAGCGAAGCGCTTCGCGCTGAACATCTGTTTTTGCCAGCAATTCCGGCGGCCCGTCGGTAATGTCAGAAGGGTGACACTCCAAGGCGCGCGCGTATGCCTGTATGGTTTCCCATTTCATTTTTCTTTCGCCGCGTTCGTGTCGGGCAATAGTTCCTTGTCCAACATCCATTAATTCGGCCAGCTGCTCCTGCGTAAGCCCTCTTTTTTTGCGCATTTCCTTAATATAATTTTTAGACATAACCTTATAATCATTCCAAACCGGAATAATGTGTATCTCCGCAACGGTATTCTTTTTTATTGACGTCAATATTTCGCTCCGGCATATTTGTAACATGTGTTTTGCTCTTCAAAAGTTTCTGGAAAACAAGTTTCCGCATAATAAAAGAAAGCGGGTTCCGTGGCTCGCGGAAAAGCTGGGCGTTTCGTATCCTTCTGCTTACAGGTACGTTTATCAATGCCGTTTGCCGGATCAAAAGCACATAATCGCCATTTACATTTTGACGCGTGGCGCTGTCCAGCCGAATGATTTTTATGATCTTCCTGATCTGACCTGCAGGAACGGTTGCGGCCTGTCTCAACCTGATATGTTCTTACCTTCCGCCGCCGGCAACGGCGCAATGATGGAGGCTGCCGAATGATTTGCACCTCTGTCCCTCTCGAATTTTTTATCAGTTTCGCTTCTGAAGCATTTTCCGAAACTTTTGTCAACAACAAAATCAATGAATTAGGGGCTGCTAATGGATGAAACCGGGTTGTCATTGCTGGCTTTCTGGCGGCGGCGGTTAAAAGTCGATCGGCCGGGGTGCCGCTTTGCTGCGGAAAAAAAGATTGAGGAGCTTCGGGAATCGGGCGTGTTCGGGCCTTATGAGCTTGTGGCTTTTTATAACCAGATGATGAACGGGGTTGCCTGTCCGCAGGACTTTAAAGGCTCGCCGGCTATGAGGGCATGAATGATTATGGATGTGGGGGAAATATCAACGATGCTGGCCGGCCGTATAGACGAGCTGGTTGCTGATATTCTGCCCGCTGCAAGGCGCGAGGGGCCCGAATGGCGAGTCGGTTCGGTTTATGGCGACGCCGGTCGTTCAATGGCAATTAACCGGACGGGAAGCCGCGCCGGGGTATGGTGCGATTTTTCGGCTGATGATTTGCGCGGCGACGCTCTTGATCTGGTCATGCATGTAGTTTGCGGTGGAGATAAAAAGAAGGCTGTCGCCTGGGCAAAGTCCTGGCTGGGGATTGATCAGATGGATCCTGGCCGCATGGAGGTTCAGTGCAAGCAGGCGGTGCAGGCCGCCAGGCAAAAGGAAAAGGACGCGGCTGAAGAAGTGGAGCGTCGGCGCAAATTTGCAAAACGCATATGGCTTGAAGCTTTGCCGCTTGCGGCCGGGGATCCGGTCAATCTGTATATGCTGGGGCGCGGCATATCGATGGAGATGCTTGCAAAAATGCCGGGCGCTCTTCGTTTTGCCGCTTCCTGCGTTTGCTATGATAACAACCGTAAGCACACCGGGCCGGCGATGCTGGCGGCTGTCGTTAACAGCGACGGCCGCCACGTCGCTACGCACCGCACTTTTTTAAAGCAGGCGCAGCCAAATGTATGGGGAAAAGCCAGCCCGCCTTTGCAGGACTCTAAAAAGGTGCTGGGCTCTTATGCCGGCGGATTTATCCCTTTAACCCGCGGGGCTTCCGGCAAGTCTTTCAAGGATGCTCCCGAGGGCGACGATATCATGATTTGCGAAGGCATTGAGGACGGCTTGACGCTGGCGCTGTGCTTTCCTGAATCCCGGGTTCTGGCGGCTATAGCGGTTAATAACTTTAAGAATATCCGGCTTCCGGAAGCGGCAGAGCGGGTGACGCTGTGCATCGATAACGACAAGCCGGACAGCCCGGCGGCGCGCGCGGTCGCGGCCGCGGTCGATGCGTTCCAGTACCAGGGCAAACAGGTATTTATTTTCCGGCCGCAAAAGGGCAAGGACTTTAACGACTGGCTCCAGTCCGGGGCTTCTGTTGGTGAGGTGCGCGCATGACGTCAAACGAAAATCACAAGGCTTCTGCTGATATACAGCCTTTATATTTTAATGGCGACGCGCGTCTGCAAACTTTAACAGAGGCAATTGAAGACGCGATTTTTGATCGCTGCCAGGCATATAACATCCCGGGAATAACCATAATTGGCGCTTTGGATTTTGTAAAAGCGGGCATTTTGAAAAGGTTGCACGATGCTGACTGACAACGTGGCGGACATACGCGCTGCGCGCGGTCAGGCTAAGGAGGTCAAAAAGGCTAAAAAGAAAAAGCCGGAGGGCGGCGGCCTGCCGAAAGGTTGCCCGGTGCAGGCATTGGGGCTGTGCGACGATATATATTATTATCTGGACGCGAACAAGCAGCTCCGGCTGTTACGGGCAGAAAAGCACGGTCGTTTAAACCTGCAGGCGCTGTTCGGAAATCATCTGAATTTCGCTATTAAGGAATGGCCCAAGAAATCGGCTGAAGGTCACGTGAAGGGCGTCGACTGGGACAAGTTGGCCGCGGCCTTGATGTCGGCTTGTGCTGATGTCGGTATCTGGAATGTGCCGGATCTGGTTCGCGGCGTAGGCGGCTGGGTGAATGAAGACGGGAAGCTGGTATATCACTGCGGCGACGCCGTATATGTTGACGGGGAGCTGCATGATCCATGCCGGATCGGCCGGTATGTGTACCCGGCCGCGCCGCCTTCTCCCGGTCCCGCTCTAAAGCGCGCAGGTACTCGCCCGGCGAACGAATTGCTGGAGCTTCTTAACTCATGGGCATGGCGCCGGCCGGATATGGATCCGGCGTTGCTGCTGGGCTGGATTGGCTGCTCCCTGATCGGCGGGGCTCTGGACTGGCGGCCTATGGTATGGATCACCGGGGATAAGGCCACGGGCAAGAGCACCTTGCATAAAATTTTAAGGGACGTTCACGGCCAGGGCGGTATCATACAGGCGACGGACGCCACGGCCGCGGGGCTGTGGCAGACAGTCGGGAATGCATCCTTGCCGGTTGCCCTGGACGAGCTGGAGGCCGAAGAGGACAACCGGAAATCAAAGGCGGTGATGAATCTCGCCAGGCACGCCTCCAGTGGCGGCCAGACGGTGCGCGGCGGGTCCGATCACCGGCACAGCTCGTTTACTGTCCGCTCATGCTTTCTGTTCAGCTCGATCCTGATTCCGCCGATGCAGGGGCAGGATCTGAGCCGGCTGGCCATTCTTCAACTGGACGCGCTGACGGGGCGTAAAGCTCCGCACCTCGAACCGCTTCGACTGGCAGAAATCGGCTCGTTGCTCAGGACCAGAATTATGGAACGCTGGAGCAAGCTGCCGGAGCTGCTGCATACATGGCAATGCATTGCTGAAGATGCCGGCCATGGCGGCCGCGGCGCTGACCAGTTCGGCACCTTGCTGGCCATGTACTGGCTGTTGATCTGTGATGATGATCCGGAGCCGGAAGAGCAAGATGCGTGGATTGAGCGTCTGAACAAGGCCAGTATGGCTGAAAGTGAAGAAGATATCCCGGACTGGCGGCGCTGCCTGGATTATCTAATGTCTGCCCAGCTTGATTTCTATCGTTCCGGAGAGCGCCGGACTGTCGGATCATGGGTGCTGCAGGCGGCCGGATTAAAACCCGGGCATGATGACGATATCGCAATCAAGGATGCGCAGCGCGCTATCGAGAATATAGGCTTAAAAGTTCAGGACCGTGTTTTTGCGGGCGGCCCGCCGGTCAAGGTGATTTATATAGCTAATTCGCACAACGGCCTTGCCCAGATCTTCAGGGATACTCACTGGGCCGGACGCTCCGGATCTTCCGGAGTGTGGGCCCAGGCTGTCAAGAGGGTGCCTCAATCGGATTCCAGCAAGCAGCGCTTCGGCGGTGTGAACTCAAGGTGCACATGTTTGATTTTGAGTGACGTTATCGGGGGTGAAGATGGTGAATAACCCCGCTGATTACGGTAAAAAGTTTTATTTGCGCAATACTTGCGTCTTTATTTGCGACTCCCTGCAACCCTATAGATTTCAGGCAGTCCGCAAATGTCAAGGTTTTTTTGTTGCTGTTGACGGTGTTGACGGTGTGTTGACGTTAGTGTTGACGCGTCAATCCTGCTTGCAGCAACGGTTTCAGGAATTTGTTCACGGTGTTGACGGTGTACTCTCTCACGCATGATGTGTGCATGCGTATAGGGATAGTACCGTCAACAGTGTGAACAGCGTCAACAAACTGATGATTATCTATATATATCAATAGTTTAGTTGTTGACGTTAGTGTTGACGCTGTTGACGCTTGCCGGTTAAGCGTCTGAAAATGAATAAAATATTGGGGTTTTATTGTGTCTGAAGGGCAGAAAACAGAGAAAACAGGGATTGCGACGGTTGTTGCTGAGGAGCATGACCCGGCGGCGGCCGTACCTGGCGATCAATCTGCCTGCGATCAGCTCGAGTTGCTGCCGTTACGGAAAGTTGAGGAGGGGGTAGAGGCGCGTTCCCGGGGAATCTCTGTGAGGGGGAGGGGGAGGCCGCCCGGCGCAAAGAACAAAAACACCGAAGCATGGCGGGAATTTATGCTTTCACGGTATCCCAGCCCGCTTATGGGACTGGCGGAAGTTATGATCCGGCCTGTGCAGGATCTGGCAACGGAGCTGAACTGCAAAAAGCTGGAAGCGTTCCAGATCCAGATGGCGGCCATGAAAGAGCTTGCGCCGTATTTACATAGCAAACAGCCTCAGGCGGTTGATCTGGGCGAAAGCGGCCTGATTAATCTGGTGATTAACACCGGAGATCAAAGTCAACAAAATCAAGGGGTTACGGATGTCGAATTTATCGACTCTAACGCGCAACAGTCTAACGGCTCTACCAAAGGGATTGAAAATGAAGAATAAACAGCAATCAGAGCAGCTGATTAAAGATCAGTCGGAAGAGGGTGTTGATGGTCCGCGCCGCGCGGTCCTGCGCATTGGAATGGATGTAGTTAACAGGTATCCTGATGCGGCCGTTCAGGCGCTGGCGGGTTGTCTGATATATCGTGCTGAATGTTTGTATATCGACGGGTTTTTTGAGTATCACGCCTGCGGTCCTGCTTTTCCGGTTGTTATGCGCGGTTGCCGCCCGCCTGTCTTTGTCGCACAATTCGAATTTTTTACCGATGAAACGGGGCCGGAAGATGTCGAAGGGCTGCGCTTTGTTGAGTGGAGGCCGCTTGATGCTCCTGAACTTTGAACCGCCGGGGCCGGTAGCGGCCGGATTTATGAACTCGACGATGCTGGTCAACAGCATCATGGGGCCGGTTGGTTCTGGTAAAACTTCCTGCGTGATGATGAAAGTTATCAGGAACGCCGCGTTCCGGCAGCCTCCAAGCAAGCTGGACGGCGTGCGCTACTGCAAGGCGCTGTTCGTTCGCCAGACCTACAAACAGCTTAATGATACGACTATCCCGTCATGGCATGCCTGGATCCCGCGCGATCATGGCTCATGGTCCGGGGACGGCGCCGGCGGCGGCGAACATAAACTGCGGTTCAAGTTGCCAGACGGCTCTATCGTCGATCTGGCCGCGCAATTCGTCGCCCTGGGCGAACAGAACGTCGAGCAGATGATGCGGGGCCGTGAATTTAACATTCTGGTATTGAATGAGGGGGATACTCTGGTCCCGTCGGTGCTCTCTCAAGGGCTTGTCCGGATCGTTCAGGGCAGGTATCCGGGTGAAAAGCACGTCGCGCCGGAAGATTGTTTGATGGAAATCATGATCGACTACAACGCGCCCGATTTTGAGAATTATCTGTATAAGCTCAATGAGGAAGAGCGGCCGGATGGATACGGCTTCTTCCGCCAGCCCGGCGGCATGGATCCGGCGGCTGAAAACCGGGAGCGCGCGACACTGGACGGCTATATCGAGATGGAAAAGATGCTGCTTGCCCAGGGCCGCGATGATCTGGCGCGCCGGATGATCCATAACGAATACGGCTATACGCGCGACGGCAAGCCGGTATATCCGGAATACCGCGATATGTTCCATTGTGCCGGTACGGATCTGGAGCCGGTCGCCGGACTGCCGATCAAGGTTGATTGCGATCAGGGCCTGCACCCGGCTGCCTTGCTGTCCCAGACTATGCCCAGCGGCCAGAAACGCTATCTGGCAGAGTTTTATTGTGACAGCGGCGCAAAGGGGCTTGCCGATATTGTCAAGCGCGAGGCGGCCATACTGTTTCCGGGCTTCCGGCTTGTCGGCGGCCTGTGCGATCCGGCTGGAGAGGCACGCGACGGCAATGACGCGGAAAGCTGGATCGATGCTTTCAACAGGCATATGGGCTGGCGCGGCCGTGATCGTATGCGGGAGGCTCCAAGCAACAAGCCCGACAAATGCATTGCAGCCGCCGGTTACAGGCTGCGCCTGACAGTCGATGATGCGCGCCCTGGCGTGCTGATATCAAGACGCTGCCGGATACTGCGCAAGGGCTTGTCCGGCCAATACCGTTACAAGGAACGCCGCGCCGGGGATCATGACCCTAATCCGGTCAAGGTCGTGCCGGTTTCGGATATCGTCAACGCTTTTGAGTTTAGCTGTATGGACGACGGTGGATATGAAGAGGTCGTAGGACGGGAGAAGCGCCGGTCGAGAATGGCGGGCATGGGGATGTATCAGGCAAAAGTCGAGGTGCGGATATGAACGCTGCTGTTAATGCATTGATGACCATGGAATTACGCGATTGTGATGCCTGGGTACGGCAAAACGGGGCGTATTTTGACGCGCTGCTGCGCCAGGCAAATGTGTTCCCGGCTTATGTGCTGCCTGATCCGTCTGCGCCGCTGGTTGTGACCGGGATTGTTCATCATTGCGGTGTCGGTGAATGCTGGATGCTGACCGGAAAAGGTTTCGGCAAAGGGCGAACAAGTGAGGTGTTGCGCCAGCAACGTCTTTTATGCGCGTCGATTTACCGGGCTTTGGGGCTGCATCGGATGCATATCCTTTGCGACGCGGCACGATCCGAAGCTGGACGGTGGGCCGGGGCTTTGGGGTTTGAGTATGAGTTTACGGCCGCGCGGTTCGGGCCGCTTGGTAATGATATGGGGATTTGGGTTTGGCCATATAAAGAAAGGGGCAGAGCATGAGTTATAGACTTTTTAACGAAAATCCGGGCTGGCCGGTTACGGAGTTCTGCGGGCCGGTTGCTGCAACAATTGCGGCGGCGGTTATAGGCGCTGGAGCAAGCGTGTATGCGTCAAAAAAATCGGCGAAGGCGCAAAGAAAAGCTCAGGCGGAGCAAAAGCGCCAGTTTGAGCTTCAAAAAAAGGCGGCCGCGCAGGAAAAGCTGCAGGCAGAGAAGCGTTCCGAAGAACTGCGCGCCGAACAAAAGGCTTCACAGCAACGCGCGTTGCAGATCGAAAACGAACGCGAAGACGATACGGCGCGTCAACTGGCTTCGCAGCGCCGGGCCATAGCCGCAAGGCGGCGCGGGCGTTCGTCGCTGGCGTTTACGGGCAATTCATCGGGTTTAAAAGATAAACTGGGGGCTTGATATGGCTGGACTTGACGTAAAGGAAATAACTCGCCGGGAATCATCGGCATGGATGGAAAAGGATTTGTGGCGATCAATTCATCAGGATGCTTACGAACTGGCCATGCCTGCCCGCAACCCATATTCCGGCAACTCGAAAAGGCCGCAATCAATGGAGCGTCTGTACGATTCCACGGCTGTGCATTCGGTGTTTCGACTTGCCAACCGGTTGTTGATGGAGCTGACGCCGCCGGAACAAATCTGGTTTGATTTAAAAGCCGGGCCGCTGGCGGAAATGGCGGCAAAACAGCGAAAGGAAACCGGCGAGGCCGAACTTGAAAAGCTGAATGAATTTCTTGGAACTCTGGTGCCTATGCTGGCAATGGTGTTTCGCTCCGGGAATTTTGTTTCCTCAATCTGGGAATCGTATCTGGATATGATAATTACCAATACCGGCGCGATGCTTTGTCTGGAAAATTCTGAAACCGATATTGAGCCGGTATATTTTGAAAACGTTCCCCAGGCGGAAATCGCTATCGACGAAGGCCCGCACGGTATGGATATCTACCGCCGGCGAAAAATCAAGATCCGGATGATTGAACGGCTGTGGAGCGACGCGAAGCTGCCCGAAGATCTGCAAAAAATCATGCGCGAAGCCAAATCTGGAGAAGATCCGGAGGTCGAGCTTCTGGAGGTGACTTACAAGGATGTAAAAGCGCCGCTGTGGTATTACGAAATTCTCTGGAAAAAGGATAACGATCCGCAGCGTCTGGTCAGCCGGCAATATACATCCAATCCCTGGATCGTATTCCGCTGGTCGAAGATACCGGGAACGCCGTATGGCATGGGGCCGGTGCTGCTTTCCCTGCCGGATATCAGAACCGCTAACCGCGCCATGGAAATGGTGCTTAAAAATGCCGCGCTGGCTATGGCCGGAATGTATATGGTCGAGGATGACGGCGTGGTTAATATAGACCAGCTCCGGGTTATCGAAGGCGGGATGATACCTGTTGCCTCTACCGGCGGGGCCGGGCGCTCTCCGTCCATGGCTTCGCTCGATACCGGGCGCAATTTTGATATCGGCCAGATCGTTATGGAAGATTTGCGCACCAATATCAAAAAAGGCATGTTTGACAACGCATTGCCGCCTCTGGATGGCAACGTGCGAAGCGCCACAGAAATCATACAGCGTATTCGCGAACTGACCGCCGATATCGGCGGGGCTATTGGCAGGATAGTGCATGAACTGATCGTTCCGCTGGTGCGGCGCGTCGCCGATATTCTGGTGCGGCGCGGCATGCTTGACCCGATAGCGCAAAATATCGATCAGTACAATCTGAAAGTTCAGGTTAATTCGCCGCTGGCCCGTGTCCAGCAAATGAACAATGTGGAACGGGTTGTTCAATGGCACGAAATCGGCGCCGCCCTGGGCGGGGCTGAAATGATGTTCCTGGCTTCGGATATTGAAACGGTAATTCCATGGATCGGCGATCAGATCGGCGTGCCGGATCATCTGATGCGCGATCAGGCAAGCCGTGAAGCCCTTCAAAAACAGGTAGCCCAGATTATCGCGGCCCAGCAAATGCAGACGGCAAACGCCAACCAGATTCCTGTCGCGGAAGCGGCCTGATGTAAACAAAACCAAGGAGGAAAATTAAATGAACTACGGAAAAATGACGCCTTCGGGCTTTCAAAGCGGCCAGCCGGATGTCGAGGGGCTGCTTAAAGATATGGGGCTTACGCGCGATCAGGGCGAAAACGGCACCGGTACGGCCTCAGCGCTGACACAGGAGCGCAAGCAGGCGCAGGAAGATTTGCTGAAAAACTACGTCAAGACCTTTAATACTCCGGCCGGAAAAAAGGTTCTCGAAAATTTGCTGGATCTTACCTTGCGGCGCGGTCTGGTTCTTCCGGCCGGCGGCATAGAGGAAACGGCAATGTACGCGCGGGAGCGCGCGGCTGTAAACGCCCTGATGGTGCATATTCTGGGCATGATCCAGATTGGCAGCGAATTGCCGGCGCCGGAGAAAAAGAAAAAGTAGTTTTATTAACCGCAGAGGCGCAGAGAGCGCAGAGTTTTTTTAACCACGAAGACACGAAGACACAGAAATCGAAAAGGAGATTTTTATGAACAGCTTAGAAATTACGGATGCCGCTTCCGCGGCGGTGCAAAAAACACCTAACAGGGTAACGCTGGAAAAGCTGGAGGCGGCTATTGAAATAGTTGAGTATGTTTACCCGTTTGTAGCTCCTCAGCTTACTCTGGCAATTGTCAAAATGAAAAACGGATATGTTGTGACCGGAGAAAGTGCGCCTGCTGATCCGGCAAACTTTGATGAAGATCTCGGGCAAAAATTTGCATTGGAAAATGCAAAACGAAAAATCTGGCCGCTTATGGGATTTGCCCTCTGCGAAGAGCTTGCGGCTTAACAATGTTTCTCTGCGCTCTCTGCGCCTCTGCGGTGCAATTTTAAATTTAAACGAAGGAGGAAAAATCATGACTAAAAAGGAAAACAACGACGGCAAAAAGCCAGAAAATAACGAGCCTGCCGGACAGGGCGGCGCGGCTGACGGTGACGGCCAGAAATCCGAAACCGGAAACGAAAATGCATCTGCTGGCGATGGGCAAGGCGGCTCTGAAGGCGATGAAAAAACTGTAGAGGTGTATATTCCCGAAGGTCTGCCCGAACATATGCAGGCAAAAACCAATCAGGAAATCATTGACAATCTGCACAAGGCCTATAAAGGCGCGCGCGACGAACTGGCTGGAAAAACAAAAGTTCCGGAAAAACTGGAAGATTACAATATCGATCTGGGCGATCTGGCCGAAAAAGTGCTTAAACCCGGCGAGGACGGCAAGGACCCGGTCTTTGAAAAGCTGCGCGGCATTATGCACGAAAACAAGATCGCGCCGGAAGCTGCGAATGCTCTGGCAGCCGGTCTGTATGAAGCCGTGGCCGAACAGATAGAGGCCGGAGGCGATGCCGGCGGCGAGGCGGCCGGAGATTTTGATTATCAGGCATATGGCGGCGAAGAAAAGGCGAAGCCGGTAATTGACGGAGTTAATACCTGGGCGCAGGGACTGAAAAATCAGGGCAGGCTTGACGACAGCGATATTGAGGAAATCCAGTTAATGGCGATGTCTTCCGAAGGTTTGCGCGTGCTTTCAAAACTGCGGGAGGCAACCGGCGAAAAACCTATACCGGCGAATTTCAGCGAGGACAGCGGAAAAAGCGCCGGGATTACCCAGGGCGACCTTGATAATATGATTGCCGACCCCAAATACTGGCGCGATAAAGACCCGGCCTTTGTTAAAAAGGTTACTGACGGCTTTAAAGAGCTGTATGGATCAGATGCTTGACAATCAGTAAATTTTAAGGAAACATTAAAAGTAAGTGATTCGCGGCGCAATGCCGCAAGCCAAAAAGTTCGAAGCGATACCCAAGCGAAGCGAACGGGGCTCTGCGAGAGGTTAACCGGTTCCGGGGGCCAGAGGAAGGAACCATAAGTAAAGGTACAAGTCTGGTCCGCATCCCCCACATTCCGCACCGGCCCGTTATGGGCGCGCCGGACGCCAGCCGGAAAGGCGTTAAACTTCCGGCCCTCTACGGTAGGGTAAACCGCAGGGAACTGGACCCGCGAACAGGCGGCACCCGCCTTCGTTTCGCTCCGCTCAACTACGGCGGGCAGGCCCGCCTTCCAAAGGCAAGGGGCAACGAAACAAAGATGTAGGCCCGCTCCACGTTCAAGGCACTCGGCCCGATTGGAAACGATCAACCGAAAACCTTAGAAATGGAGCATCAAAGATGGCCACAGATATCGATACCGCATTTATCAAGCAGTATGAGCGTGAAGTTCATGAAGCCTATCAAAGACAGGGTTCTAAACTGCGCGACACTGTCAGGACTAAAAATAACGTAAAAGGCGAATCCGCTGTTTTCCAGAAGGTGGGCAAGGGAACTGCCGGTACCAAAACCAGGCACGGCAAGGTTCCTGTTATGAATCTCGATCACAGCAACGTCGAATGCACGCTTGCCGATTACTATGCCGGCGACTGGGTTGACAAGCTGGACGAGCTTAAAATCAATCACGACGAACGCCAGGTTATTGCCAATGCCGGCGCCTGGGCTTTGGGGCGCAAGACCGACGATCTTATTATTACCCAGTTCGATACGGTTTCCACTTTAACGGTTGCGCACGGCAGCGCCGGCATGACGCTTGCCAAGGTGGTTTCGGCCTATGAAGAGCTGGGTAACGCGGACGTTCCCGATGACGGCCAGAGATTTGCCGTGGTCGGTTACAAGCAATGGGGCGAGCTTCTCGATCTGGATGAATTTGCCAGGGCCGATTATGTAAGCGGAGACGATCTGCCGCTTAAAATGCCCGGCCGTGCAAAATTCTGGATGGGCACATACTGGATGCCGCATAGCGGGTTGACGGTAGCCAGCCAGATCCGCTCGTGCTTCTGGTGGCATAAAACCTGTTGCGGTTTTGCTTCCGGAGCTGACGTTCAGGCTGATGTAACGTGGCACGGCGACAGGGCGGCGCACTTTGTCAATCACATGATGAGCCAGGGCGCAAAAATGATCGACGAAAACGGCATAGTCAAAATTTCTTGCGACGAAAGCTGATAACCGGTTTCAGGCCGGGCCGCCGGATCAGCGGCCCGGTTTACATTTCAATTTTTTAACTACAGGAAAAAGGAAAATATCATGTCTTATGATGATGCAGGTCTGGTTTGTATAGCCAATCTAATCGGGGCGATAGGCTCCAGCGGCGGCAACGCCAAAAAGCTTTACACTTACGTAACCAACGACACCAAGGCCGTGGTTGAAGCTGCTGAATATTTTAACGACGAAGTGTCCCGCCTTAATGTCGGCGACGTTATTATGGTTTCCGGCGATATCGACGGCACGCCTTTCGGCGCCTGGTATGTAGTGTCCGGCAATGACGGCACCGACGTTACCATTACCGAGATGCTTACCGGCTCCGACGCTTTGGCTGCGGAAATAACCCGCGCCTGCGATGTGTCGGCGAGAAACGTCAATACAACGGATGATCTTACGTTAACGCAGGCGCTTCATGAAGGGCGCACGGTAACTGTCGACAAGGCAGACGGCGCGGCGCTGGTTTTGCCGGCCGCGTCGGTAGGCGATAAATACCGCATTGTCCTTGGAACGACCGTTACTTCAAACAGCACTACGATCAAGGTTGCCAACGCCGATGACAGTTTTGTCGGCGGCCTGAACGGCGTTGATGAGGACGGTGAAGGCGCGACGGGCTATCAATGGAAAGCAGATTCCGGCGACGACACTATTACCTTTGACGGTACTGCCCAGGGCGGCTATGCCGGGGATTATGTCGATATCGAGTGCATAAAAGCCAATACGTTCCTTGTTTCGGGCGAAATCAAGCAAAGCGGCGGACTCGAAGCTACGCCGTTTAGCGCTACAGTCTCCTGACCTTAAACTAATCCGGCAGGCGGGGTTTCTTACTCCTTGTTTGACCGCCTGCCGGAGCTTTCAAGGGTAGTTAATGACTACAACTTTTACAGATATAGAAGCTTGCAATCGGGCCCTGGCGTTGTTCGCCGGAGGCTCGATTCAGTCTTTTACGGACGAAAGTTCCGATCTGTCGGCAACCTGCGCAACTATATATCCCATGGTGCGCGACGCCTGCCTGACGCGGCGCAACTGGTATTTTTGCAAAGACAAGCGCCAGCTTGCGCTTAGCATAGATCATACGCCGGTAAATGAATGGGATAACGCATTTGTGTTGCCTTCGGCCCGCCTGTCCGGGCCGGTTGCCGTTTTCGGCGACGGCGCTGATTATCCAACGCATGACTATGAAATATACGGAGATTATCTGTATTGCGATTATGACACGGTAATTATCGATTATCTTAAACGTCCCGATGAAGGCGAGTTTCCGGAGTGGTTTAACGACTGGCTGGTAATGGAAACCGCTGCGGCTCTGGCAATTCCTGTTGCCGATCAGGTCAGCAAGGCGGACGGCTTTGCCGCTGAAGCCGAACGCAAATTCCGTAACGCAAAATTCAGGGATTCCCAGCACGAACCGGTTAAAAGCATGTTCGCCGGCGGCGATCCATTGACGAATACGAGGTATTAACGTGGGCATAAAGATCCTTCAAACCAATTTTACATCCGGCGTCATTGATGACCGGCTGGCGGCGCGCGAGGATCTGGCCGCTTATTATAACGGTTTGCAGGACGGCCTTAATATAGTCATTAATCCGCTTGGCGGGGCAAGCAGGCGCGGTGGTTTAAAGCATCTTGGCGAGCTGGCGAAGGTAATGAGCGAAACCGATTTGTCCGGGGTTACCGTCACCGCGCCAAACGGGGGGACTACGGGCAATATCAAGGACGATGACGATACCACTTATCTAACGACATCCAGCAATTTATCAACGACAGATCCGTTTGTGGTTGCGCATTTCGATTTCGGGGCGGCAACCGACGTCGATGCAGTCGATGTTATAAATTACAAGCTGTCAAGCGGTACACTGGACGATGAATTTTATGTTCAGTATTCGACAGATGACGCTAGCTGGAGCGATTACGGAGAGGCGTTTAACTGGAGCGCGTCAGACAGATCAAGAAGGCGGCGTACCGGATCCACTGTTTCGGCGCAATACTGGCGGGTAGCAAGAATCGGATCGACTTCTGTCGCCGCCACGGCCACTATCGCCGAAGTTAAATTCTGGAGCGAAGGATCGACGTTATCAAATGCGCGGCTGTTGCCTTTCGCCTACTCAAGCGACGATGCTTATATTATGGCCGTGTCCGGCGGCAATATGGACGTTTACAAAAACGAGACTTTCACGGGCTCGATTTCTATCAATCATACATCGGCGCAGTTGTCAGTGCTTAACTGGACGCAAAGCCTGGATACCATGCTGCTTTTTCACAGGGCAGTTGAGCCGCCAAAGATATTCAAGCAGGGCAGCGATGATGAATTTGATTTTCGCGCAGCGCCCTTTACCAATATTCCCAAAAACGATTTCGGGGCCGGAACCGGCGGCGTTAATGAAGTACAAACCCTTAATTACGGCGGCGGCACCAGCACTGACAAGTTTACGATATCTCTGGAAGGTTACAGAACCGCAACAATTGCGACTGCAAACGCTTCGTCCATACAATCGGCCCTGCGCGCTCTTGATAACACTTCAGCTTCGGGGATTACAGTATCGGCCGTATCCAACGGCTTTGAAGTTACCTTTGGCGGCGATGACGGTTCACGGCCCTGGGCGGAGATGGATGTTGACGTTCTGGAAGGTAATCTTGTCTGGAGCGTATCGCGCACAACCCGCGGGGAATATGAGGGCGAAGACATTATGAGCGATACCCGCGGCTGGCCGCGCTGCGGGGTGTTTTATCAGGAGCGGCTTTATCTGGGCGGAATTACCGGCGTTCCAAACGCATTGCTGGCCTCCAAGGTCAGCGAATTTTACGATTTTGACACTGACGAGGATCTGGCGACGCGCGCTTTGCTGTTTCGGGTAAACACCGATCAGCTTGGTTCAATTTACCAGATTGTATCCGGCCGCAATTTATCGATTTTTACCAATGATACGGAATTTTACATACCGACTGAACCTGTTGACGAAAACGCTGTATTAAAACAGGCAACGCGCGTCGGAATCAAGGAAGGCATGCGCCCCTATGAAGTGGATGGCGCGCTGATATTCGTTCAGGCGGACGGTTCAAGCTGGCGTGAATTCCTGTTCGTCGATACCGAGCAAAGCTATCAGGCCAACAACATATCGCGCCTTGCCAATCAGCTCATTGAAGATCCCGTCGATATAGCCTTGCGCAAGGCTGTTAACACGAATGAATCAGATTTGTTAATAGCTGTGCTTGATGACGGCACGGTCACGGCTTTATCGACTCTTCGTTTAGAGCTGGTCAACGCTTTCGGGCCATGGTCGTTATCGCCCAGGGACGATACTTTTCTGGCGGTCGGCGTGGACGCGGCAAAGCGGGTGTACTTTATTACAGAGCGCACGATTAACGGCACGGCCCGCCGGTTTATTGAAAAACTTGCCGATGATCTGCTGCTTGACGGCGGCGGTCTGCAAACCGCAACTTATGAAGAATTTACCGCAACTGACGGCCAGACTGATTTTACCTGGTCGTTTGACAATCCGGGAAGCGCCGATGCAATTATTGTCCGCAAAAACGGCGGAAGGCTGTCTTCTGATAATTACAGCGCCGATCTGGGAACAAAAACCGTTACGCTGGATAGCGGCGCGGACGCCGGAGACACGATCCGGGTTGCAAGCGGCATTAAAACAATCAGCAATCTTGACCATCTGGCCGGGGAAACGGTGCAAACCTATATCGACGGTTCGCCGGGCGAAGATTATACGGTTACAGCCGGGGGCGTTCTTACACTGGACGATTATGCCGATACGTCGGTTCAATACGGATTTTTCTTTGACGTATCCGGTAAATTAATGCCGCTTCGCATCGAGGGCGCGGAAACGCTGGCGGGTAAAAAAGTTCGTTGTTACCGCGCACTGCTGGAGCTATGGCAGACCGGTCACATCCAGATCAGGGCCAATACCGGAAGCTGGCGCGAAGTGCCGCTTTCGCAATACGATTCTTCTGTTCTTGATAAATCCATGGATGAATTGCTTTATACCGGCACGGCTGAAATTGAAGGGCTTACCGGCTGGGCTGAAGGCGCGCCGTTTGAGTTTCGCCAGACTGTACCCGCGCCGCTTTCGGTGCTGGGAATTACAAGGGAGGTGTCCATATGACAACTCTTGTATCCAGTATTGCGGGAGCTTTTAGCGGCGGCGGTGCAGCCGGACTTTCTTCCGGCGCTATGGGGCTCGCGTCTCAGGGGTCACTGATAAGCGGAAACGTTTTTGCCTCCGGGGCCGGATCGCTTATGTCCGCCGTATCTACCGGCTTGACGCTGGCAAGCGCGGCAACTTCTTTATTTCAGGGCAATCAACAGGCCGCCGCCGTGCCCATGCAGGTTATGCCGGAAGCGCGCGCCCTGACGTTTGAGAGCGAGCAGGACGAAATGGAAGCCCGCCAGATTGAAATTGACGCGCAAAGGGAAAGCAACGATCTTATGGAGCGTTTAAACCGGACTTTGGCCGGTCAGAGACTGGCGTTTAGCGCAAACGGCGTCGATCCGTCCTTTGGAACACCTGTCAGCGTCGCGGAAAACTCGCGCAAAGAGGCAAATTTACAGGCGAGCAGAACACGGGAGGACGCAAAACTGCGGGCTTTGACGCGACGCCGGCAGGCTCAGGAGCGGCTTATAGAGCGGGGCAGTTTATTCACGGCGGCCGAATCCAGAATGGGTTCATTGCGCACCGGCGGATACGTGAAAGCCGCCGGAACGGTAGCTGATCTGATCGACAGGAGGGCGGGCCGTGGTTAACAAAACAGGCAGACAGACCGCCATTCCCCAACTTGAAACCGCCACGCCGCGCGCTGCAAATCTGCCGCGCGTGCAGTTTTCCCGCCAGCCGGCCGGGGATGTTCAAGGCGCGGGGGAATCGGTAAAGCAGTTAGCCGATTTTTTGCATGGTGTTTCCGGAAAAATAGAAAACCGCCTGGATAAACTGGCGATGGAAGAGGGCGCGCTTGAAGGTTTCCGGGCTGCGCGCTCCGGATCTGTTGAATTGCGCCGGGACGGGACTATTCGCGGGCAGGCTTTTGACCGGGCTGCACAGCGCACAGTATCGGCAATTGCGGACAGTCGCATGCGAAGCGAAGCCGCGGCCATATTTGAGCAAAACAAATATGATCCTGAAGGTCTGTCCGGAAAATTGAAATCCATGATAAACGGGCATTTGTCCGCAGGCTTGCCCGAAGAAGTAAAAACCGGCCTCCAGCTTGATTTTGACCGGCTGCATGACGCGTATATGAGCGACGCCGGGCGATTGCAGCAAGAACAGGTTATGGATCAGGACCGCGCGGCGGCTCTGGCCTCTGTATTTGAGCGCCGCAAGGGAATTGAGCGGCTGGCTTTTCACGCCGAAAACGACGCGGAGGCGGCCGCAACCATGGCCGCTGAAATCAAGGGCCTGCAGGATATGCTTTTAAAGCACGGCCCGCGCGGCGCGTTTACGTTTGACGGAGAAGAATACCCTGCCGATCCCGGCCGATCAGGCGCTTACGATCTTGAGGATATCCAGAAAATTTTACTGGACACAACCGAGCAGGCCGCCGAAACCCGGGTTCTTGGAAAATTTCGCCAAACAAAAGGGTTGTTGGCAAAGCAGGCTTATTTGCAGGCATTTGAGTCCGAATTTATGGAAGGCGAAAGCGATCTGACGCTGGAGCAATCAGACCGGCTGGCGCGTGGTATGCGCACGGAAATCAATTCCCTGCGCGCGCAGGCTAATGGAGCGGCCCGGGCTGTGGAAGTTAAATTGAAAGCGGCGCAAAAAATTCTTGAGGCCGGCGGCGATCCGGGTTCGGACCAGTTAGATGCAATTGAAAGCCAGGCGCGGCTGTCCGGGTCCGAAGAGGCTGTCGCGGCTGTTCATGAAGCCAGGCAGACTTTTGCTTTTCAAAAGGAAATAAGGCAGTTGCCGCCAGCGGATTTGCAAAGCTGGATAAATCTGCAGCGCGAAGATCTGCGCGAGGAAAAAAATCCTGATGTCGCGGCCATCAAAGCCGGGCGCATTGATCTGGCGGAAAACATACTATCAACCATGCAAACGGAATTAAACCGGGACCCTCTTTCCTGGGCAGCGAAAACAGGGCTGGTAAATGTTAAGCCGATTGCTTTTGCCGGCGAAGGCTCTGCGGAGTCGATGCAGGGCCGGCTGGAAACCGCATTGGCGGTTCAAAATCATTACGGCGGATCCCTGAAGCTTTTAACGAATGAGGAAAAATCTTCGCTTGTTGAAGTGTACAATGAGCAGGACGCTGACGGCCGGCTGGCTTTAATCGGCTCTATACAGCAGGGTTTTGGCAGTGAAGCAATCCGGGTATTCGAGCAAATCGGAACTGACGCGCCGGTGCTGGCCAATGTTGCCGGATTGATGGAAACTACGGGCGGCGGGGCAGTAACGGCGCGCGATGCTATGACCGGGCAGAGGGCCATGCAGGACGGTCTTAAAGTCTTGCCGGGGGAAACTTATTTGCGCGATCCGACAGAAAAGACGATCGGGGAAGCCTATATGCTTGCTCCGGGAACACAGGCTATAGTTACCGAAACTGCAAACGCCATTTATACCGCTGAAGCGGTAAGGGCCGGCAAGGCCAATCCTGACGATTTTGATAAAAGACTTTACCGCAAGGCTTTAAACCGCGCGGCCGGCGCATGGTATGACGAACGCGGCGCACGATACGGCGGCTTTGGAGAATGGCGCGGTAATATGGTTGTGCTGCCTCCGAATATAAGCCAGGACAAATTTGAAAGCCTGATCGGGAATTTAAGCGAAACTGATCTGGTTGCCATATCTGTTGGCGGTGGCGGCCCGGTTCATGAAAACGGCAAAATGGTAAGCCCTGAAGAATTGGCCGGATATTATCTGGTTTCGACAGGTCCGGGAAAATATGCCGTTTCGCGCACTGATCCCAAAAAGGAACCTAACTGGATTATGGGCACCGGCCGTGCCGGCATATACGAAATTGACCTGACCAGACTGAAAGGAGCGCGGCCATGAGCGGGTACTGGGCCGAAAGCGCTGTATCAAGGTTTGGCACGGAGTTTTCTGCCGGGCCGAATACCGGTTTTGCAGACAACCGCGCCGCGTCGCTTGAAGCATTCAGAATGACCAATCAGACCTGTTCAGAATTTTTCATGTTTGCCGATGCTTACGGCCGCCGAATTGCAGAAATAGAACGGCGAACCGGTAAAAAGCTGAGTAACCCGATGTTTGCAGTTAGTGAAGACCCCGGTCAAATGGACTTTACGCCGCAAGCCCCTACGCGT